CAGTCGTTTTCCACTCATCGTACACACGATCGGTGGCCGGGAACAAACAATCGTCCCCGTTAACGATGCATTTGACCGCTTCAAAAGAAAGCGGCATCTGATCATGAGCCCAATCCATACTGGCCCAGATCAATGCAAAGTTAGCGATACACAAGATCGGAAAAGAAGTAACCGATCCCATGAGCTGCCCCCTCGCCTGGGGTTGCACGTGAATCACGTCGCCAGACCGGTCCAAATAATAATGACCAGTCAATGAGCGTACAAAAAGCTCACAATACGGAGCCGGCATCCCGGTACGTTCCGCTATGCGGAGAGCAATGCGGACGGATAATTCCATAGCGAGATTATCCGTTGCGGCTTTGTAGTCACCAGAAATCCAATGACACCCATCGGGAAGAAAACCGAGGGTTTCCAGGATTTGTCTGCCGTCGAGAGGACGAGCACAGGCAAATCGAGGATCGGAAGTGACGACGCGATGAAGCATCGTTTGGATGGGTCTCAGGGCGTGATACATCTTCACGGGACCTGCCGTAACCGTACGGACCTTAGCAGCTTCCGGTAACGACTCCGGAAAGCATTGGGGGAACTCGGATAGAGCTTCCTCCACCAAAAGGGCCTGACGGCGGATGAGTTCATCAACTCCGCTCGAAGAGAGACGGTAATGAACCACACCCTCCTGCGCAATTTCCTCATCGCCGACAACAAAATCGGCCTCGGAGATGTTCGGTAACAACATGTTATCGCGCAGGTATCCAAACGCACCATCATCCTTTCGACCGGCAATGTTCTCACCGTCAATCACAACGGAATGAGATGACACCGAGGGCCAGTCAAATAAGATGCGGGAGAAATCCACCTTCCCAAAAAGCTTGTCAACAACACGCTCGGCATAACAACCAACCCTATCGATCGCCATCAGCTCTGAAGCTGTGCGAGTTTGCGGGGTTGTCATCACCTCAAAGGCGTCTTTCTTGGACTGCTTGCACTGAGCCACGGTCGGACGCGGCATTCCCTTCTTTAACATTAGAAGTGAATTCGCGAACGACGATCGTGAAAACTCGGTACCCAAGTCTCGAAGCAAAGAAATTCGTTTCTCATATTGCATGAAAGCATAGAAACGACCGCCTGCCCAATGGGGCCCCTCCTCAACCATTCCTTTAAGACTGGAAGGGAATTCCGGCATCTCCTGATCCATTATGAACGAGAAGCCCGCCGCACATTTATATTTAATGTATTGCAGCATAAGCCCACGTTCGGAAACAGAATGAATACGGC